GCGTGTCGTTGATCGTGATCGCGTCCACCGGCTTACCCGCGCCGTGAACCTCCAGGATCGTCCGGTAGATCGTTTCGTGCGCGGGCTGGTAGAAGTCGCCGCCGGTCAGGATGTCCGCGATGTCCGCAATAGCGTCACGGCTAAGCAGCATCGCCCCGAGGACCGACTGTTCAGCGACCGCGTCGTGGGATGGTTCGGTCACTTGCGATCACCCGGCGTCTGATCCTTGCGGCCCGTGTAGTAGCCCCAGACAAACGCGATGGCTACTAGGATCCCGGATGCGATGGCGCTGAGTGCTAAGTCGTACGTGCTCATTTGTAGAAGTCCTTACTCCAGGGGCTAGCGGCGGTCGGTTTGGTTGCTGTTCGTTCTGCTTTCAAGAGCCAGTTTTTGAAGGCCGCATCCCAATTGACGATGCGTCGGTCATTGGCTTCGGCGTGGGTGCGGAAACGCTCAGCCTGGAATGCGAGGTTGATTCCCTCATCCCCGGCATATTGTGTGTGCGCTTCGTTCGGGACCCATGAGGCGGGAAGGGGTGTTTTTCGCCCAGCCCGCGACACACTCTTTAGTGTCTCTGTCTCTGTCTCTGTCTTAGCTAGGGAGTTGCTAGCGTTCTGCTCTAGCACTTTGCTAGCAGGTGCTACGTTCTTGCTAGCTTTTGCCAGCCCGCCAGCGCGCCCAGCCTCGCGTTTGCGCTGAATATCCTCGTTTGTTGTCTGGTGTTCGGCGAAGTCGTGAATCTGGTAGCCGCCGTCAATTTTGATCCATGAAGGCCGTTCGGGGTCGTTTGATGCGAGTTCTGATGCAACATCAACACCCCATTTGCGCATCACAATTCGTTCATCGAGGAAGCCGTCTGTGAGCTGCCTGCGTGAGTAGAGTGTCGATTCAAACAAGGCCCGGAACGCGGCGTCTGACAGCAACATGATCTTGGCGTGCTCGTCCATGCCGATGTCGAACTTTGCGTATAGGCGCCGGTCTTTGGTCACGTTCGCCTCCTGCCCTTTCGTTGTTCGCGCATCACGTTCTTGATGGCTTGGTCTTCTGTTGGTCTGCGCACGGTTTGCCTGGCCCTGTCGTCGGCGTCTTGGGTGCGGCGCGCTTCGAGGTGGTGGGGGCAGTTCGGGAGTGCGCAACCGAACGGGGTGCGGCACAGGAAGCAGCAAAAATCTTGGTTCACGACTTGGCCCGATCTAGGAGGTTGTTCGTAAACAGCTCGTTACGCTTGGCGATGACTGCGGCCTCAGCTTCTTCGAGCGTGGCGAAGTTGCCGACTCTCCTGCGGGTATTCCAGTGCGTCACATATGCCTCATAGAAGCCGCCCCTCTTATTCCAAGACACGCCGCGCACTCCGCTGGTGTTGTTAGCCTGCGGGCCAGGCCGGTTTTCATGGTTCTGCTTGTTCGTCACCGGCTGAAGGTGCGCCGGGTTGACGCATGATCGGTTGAAACACATATGGTCGATGAACTTGCCTTCTGGGATCGGCCCTATGTGGATTTCGTAAGACAATCGATGCGCATATGCCTGCTTGCCGCCGTGGGAGTAGTTGGAATATCCTGCGGAGTTAGTCGTGCCAGCCCATCCCCAGCACCCCTCCTGCCTGATGGCGTACATGCCGAACACCTCGGCGGCGGTCATGTCCGACTTGGAGATGTACTGCTGCAAGGGTTTTAGGGGCTTACCCTGGCGCTGCTGCTGATAGTGGGCATTGCACAGATCCCGTGAGTGCACTCTGCCTACGCAGCCTTCGAAAGTGCATTCCCTTCCACTCATCCCGCACTCCTCGCATAGTTGGCTTTTTCGACTTGCTGCCATAGCGCCCAGGTCTGATTTCCGAATGTTTTGGCCTCGCTCAGGTTCCAGCCGGATCCGGGGAAGTGGGCGCGTATGGTTTCGCGGTTGACGCCGGTTGTGCGGCTGACCTCGTGCTGTGACATGCCCTCGCCGAGCATGTCGGCGATGGTTGCGAGGCGGTCGGGCGTGAGGTCTAGCCGGCGCCCGCGGATGCCGAGCTTCGTGCGCAACCGCGTGACGGACCTGGGCGCGATGTTGAAATGTTCAGCTAGTTGCGGGATCGTCCAGCCCTCAGCGTTCAGGCGGGTGAACTCGGCGCGGTCGGTCATGTGCTTGCCTCGTTCGCCCATTCGAGCAACACGTCAGTGTGGCAGGGCTGGTCGGTCGCGCACCAGCAAGCAAGGTCTTTCCCGGCTAGCTCTTTGACGCCTTTACGCATTAGTGGATTCGCTGCGTAGTACTCGCGGAACGAGTCAACGGCATCCTGCGCGGTTGCCGGGGTGATGATGAGCGCTGCGCCGTCCGCGTCGCGGTGGATCCACTTCTGCTCGCCGACCGCAAACGGGTTGCCGAAGCGCCCCGGCCTGCCGACATAGATGGCGCCTTCCGGCATCCGCCAACCTTTAGTGCGCTTGCGCTGGATTCTCTGCGGGCTCATGCGGCGGCGCTCCTGTGGGTGATGTGGGTGCGGATCATGGCTGGCTGCAAACCGGACCAAGCAACCTCGCCGGCCGGGGTGGATGCGACAACGACGGGCATCTGCCGATAGTTGAGTGTTTCCGTGACGTACAGGAACGCGGCCTCGTCGGACTTGACGTCTACGGCGGTGTATTCGATGCCGTTCTCGTCAAGCTTTTCTTTGGTCTTCACGCATCCGAAGCAAGGGGTGGTGGTGTAGACGACGACGGCAACGTTGTCGCGTTCCTGGATGGTCTGGGCGTGGGTCATGGTGTGGATCCTTCGGGGCATAAGTGCGGCGCCCGACATGTTGCCGGGCGCCGCAGGGTGGTTGTAGCAGGGGTGGGTTAGATGGACTTGGAGGCCCTGTGTTCGCGCCACAACTTACTTACCGCGGCGGTCTTGGCGGAGTCTCGCTGTCCCTTAGGGATGGTTTGGAGGATCCGGTTAGCCTCATCTCGCGGGGTCGTATCTTTCTGCCATCCTCGATACTTCCCGCAGGTCGCGCATGGTCCGTATGGGCAGCCGGATAGGGTGCTTTCCCATGGGCCGCCTTCGTCCAGTCGGCAGACGCATTGCTTGTGCGCGCTGCTGATGCTTGAGCAGTCCTGATGGAACAGCCCGCGCTCGCCGGACCACCACTTCCCCTTGTCGCGGTGCCACTCCTGGGAGATGTTCACGGCGTCACCCTTGCGGGACTTCCCAGTGCACCATTCGCACCGAGTCAGGGCCCAGCGGCGGAAGTGCTGCAACGGGTGGATCTGGAGCCGCCAGTGGTGGACGTGCCACTGCCAGCGCCCGGAATATGGGCAGTCCTCATTGGAGTCGAAGCCTGACGGGTCTACGTGCCAGACGGTGATAAGTCCGGGCCAGTAGTACTCGGTCCCCGCGATAATCCAGAATGGCGACCTTCCTATCTTCCAGCGCTTCTCGCTAAGCCTTCTGCCCTGTCGGCGCTGCGGCCACGGTCGGCGGATTTCGAAGGCTACCGTCATAGGGTCATGCATCAGAACGCCGGCTCCTCGGTCGGACCGTTACCCCAGCCGCTGGACTGCTGCGGCTGTCCACCCCAGCCCTGTGACTGCGCGGCGGGCTGCTGGGACTGCTGCTGGGCGCGGGGGATGATTCCGACGTCGCGGGCCGTGACCTCCAATGACTTGCCCGTCGTGCCATCCTTGGCCTGGAACTCGCGGAGACGTTCGGAGCCGGTGACAATGACCCGGTCGCCCTTCTTGAGCACTTCGGCGAGCGCTTCGGCCTTCTTGTCCCAGAGGGTGACGCGGCGCCAGGTGGTGCCGTCCTCATCCCAGCCGCCCTGCTGATTCTTCTTGCTGTGGTTCTCGGCGAGGGAGAACTCAAGCACTGGCTTGCCCTGCGGCGTGAACTTGAGGCTGGGTTCGCCGACGTTGCCTACGGTGGTGATGTCGCTCATTTGTTTCCTTCGTTTGAGATTTCAGTGAGGACCGGGATCCACTGCTTAGCGGTTTCCGGCGTGAAGTAGATGTAGTTTCCGCTGCTCATGCGGAGTTGGATGCCGACGCCGTCAATGGGCGGCTTCGGGACACGTTCGACGTCGAGTGCCGTGATTGAGATGGTCATTCGGTCGGCTCGTGGAGGACGATGGCGGGGAGGTATGTTTCCTCCAGCGGATCCGAGAGCCACGCATCGAATCCAGACTCGGAGACAAGAACGCGCCAGCCGTAGGCCAGCTTTCGGGCTACCTCGCCTTGGCCATCCATAACGACGGTGCCGACATCAAGCCCGTCCAACTCTTCGGCGGTCGTGATCGTGCGCGGCTTCGAGTAGCCCGCGGCCAGGATGGCGTCGGCGATATCCTCCTGAGCTGGTCCCGCCCAGGCGATGATGCCGTGACTGCTGTCGAGCGCGCCCTCTACCGTTGCCGCCAGTTCATCTCGTGTGCTCATTTGGTCTGCTCCTTGACATAGTCGGTGACGTACTCGGGCGCGCCATTTGCGGCCAGGTATTCGAGGTAGCCGGGGACGTTGTTCTCGGCGATGGCTTTGGCGGTGTCGGCCCGTACCTTGTCGCTGATGGTGGGCGGATCCGCTGGGGCGACTGGTGCGGGTGCGGCGTTCGGGAGGGGGTCCACGCTGAACGGTTTGCGCTTGCCCTTGGACTCGGTCAGCGCGATAGTCAGCGGCTTGGTGATGTGCGAGACGTGGGAAATTCTGATTCCGCCTATCGCAATGCCGCCCCACTTCACGGACGGATCGCCGAACAGGGTCATGCGCCGCCCAATGTAGTTGTTCGAGTCGGAGCCCCACGCGGCAACCAGCACCCGGCGCATGGATTTGGACGGGCGCCACGGACGGTCAAACTCGGCGAGAATGATTTCCACCGGCTGCTCAGTTGACGGGCCGGGGCGAACTTCGGTGATGGTTGCCACGCGAGGCCCGGCGATGAAGTCCGAATAGTCCATCTGGTCTGACTTGGCGATGATGCTGTCTGAAAGGTCCACGTCTAGAGCCTCATTTCGTTGTCGATGCCGAGCAGGTCTTCGGCTTGGTAGATCGCCCACATGGGGAGGCTGATGGGTTCGGCGGTCGGGTAGCCTGGCCAGTTGCCGGACTCGACGCACTCCCGGTAGATGCGTTTGGCCCGGTCGTTGAGTGCGCGCCCGATGTCAATGGCTTCCCAGTCGAGCTCAACCACTGACACGAAGTAGGGCGCCGTCTTCTCGACCAGCACGAAGCGGAACGGCAACTCTTCGCCGGTCGCAGCCTTCATGCCGTCGATGTAGTGGGCCGCTGACTGGTGGTAGCCGAAGCCGTGCGCGACCTTGCCGAACTCGTTGGGGTCGGCGTTGACGGTGGTCTTGAGGTCAACGAGAACGTCCGACTTCCATGCGTCCGGGCGGCACTTGTACGTCTGCCCTTCCTCATCCCAGAAGACGGACGCCTCTGCGCGGTGGCCGGTGAACAGTTCCCGCGCCACGGGGTGCGCCATGACGGCGTCACGCATGGCGAGAACCTGCGCCCATTCCTTCGCCAGCAGGGGCTGCTTGCCCGCCGAGAGAGCGTCGGCCTTGAACTCCTTCGCCGCCTTCGTGAGCCAATTTTCGTGATCGACAACCATCACCCCCGACTCGTCCCCTTCGAGGATTAGTGAGTGCGCCGCGGTGCCGAGCGTGAAGGCGTCCGAGAACTTCGGGTGCTTCTTGTCGTGCTGGTAGTGCGCCGGCGTCTTCGTGGCTAGCGTCTTCAGCGACGTGCTGCCGAGTGCCGCGTCTGCGTGGTAAGCGGCGTTGCTGATGCCGTCGTAAATGCCTGGTTCGTACTTCATGCGTTCCCCCATTGGGTATGAAAAAGGCGCCCATATTAGGCGCCGTGGTGGTTGTCTTTTGTTATTCAGCCGCTTCCGGTTTGCATTCGCATGGTTCGCCGGTTCCGCGGAGCAGCCGTTGCATTTCCGGGACGTTGATTTCGCCGCATCCCCACTTGTTTTCCAAGATGTACAGCGCTTGCTTGTTCCGCCGTTCGGCCTCGCACGTCATGGGGTGGGCCTGTAGGGGTTGGTGATCGGGTAGCCCTTGCTGTACCGCCAGCCGTCCCATGCGCACTGGTTGTCAGAACCCGCCTCGGCGCCATCATCCCAAGCCTCCTTGAGCATGTGCGGGGCGGCGGCTTCGAGGGCTCGACGTGCATCCTCCAGCGACTGGCGCTGCACTCGGTTACGTGCGCCGGTCGGGCTCTCTCCGTGTGCCACGAATGTCCAAACCTGGGGGCCCCACACTGCCGGCGACATTGCCCGCGCTGCCGCCTCTACCGCAGCTTCCGGGATAATCTGCTGTTCACTCATGTCCTATTCCTTCCTAGAGCCCGCATCGTTGGCAGTCGGTGGTGTGGCATCCCTCTGCTTTGCATTTGAGTAGCCGGCGGGTGCGGATCGCTGCGGCTAGGGCTTCGGCTTCCGGGTCTTCACGCATTGATGTACCTCCAGATCGCGGCTCCTGCCTCACGGTCGAACGCTTTCTGCGCGTACTCCTGCTTCCATCCCGCCAGTTCCATGCCTTCGAGGTCGTCTACCTGCCCCGGTGTGAGCCGGTGACGTTCGAGCGTGTGCCGTGCGGCGAGGATGCCGAACCGGATCCGCTGGGCCTGATACGCGTTCATGCTTTCTCCAATTCGTCGATCCATTCGAGTCCGTAACCTTCGCAGTGGGCGGCGAACGACAGATCACGTTCCTGGGCGTGGCCGATCCGGTCAGCTTCCTGCGCCCGGGCCTGAGCCTCGCGTTCGTCCTCGCTCATGCCTAGTCCCTCCAGTAGTAGTTGCGGGTGCCGTCGTTGGCGCCGATGCTGCACCACCATGTGTGGTCGCTCTGGACTTTGCATTCGACGCATCCGGGCCGGTTGGGGAAGTGCGCGTCGCACTCCGGGTCCGGCTCCATCATGGATCCGGGCTCGACCGCGCTGCCGTAGCGGGTCCAGGTCTTCGGGTCGGTCACGGTGCATGTACAGTCGCTCATCCTTCACCCCGCACAGCAGCGGCGCGGGCACGGAGCCAGTCCATGTACGGGCCTTGGTACTCCCACGCGTCTTCGATATGAGTCCACCGCCTGCCGTCGCGCTGGGCCAACTCGTTAAACTCTCCGACGCCGATGTTGTCCTCAAAGTCCTGCGCCGCTTCTTCGAGCGCCCCGGCTTTGGCTTCTGCCAGCATGTGCGGGGCCGCGGCTTCGAGGGCGGCGCGGGCTTGGTGTGCAGCGAGGTCGCTGGTGTAGAGGCGCCTGTGGCATGTGCAGCTAATGTGAAGAGTTGTCTCAGATTGTGCGACTGCTCTATGGCTGCCCATCGCCCTCGCCGCCGCCTCTACCGCAGCTTCCGGGATCACTGCGCCCCCTCCGTTGCAGCCAGCGCCTTGCGGATCTCGTCGGCGCTGATCTGCCAGCCGCAACGACTCCGCGTGTTGGCGAGGTCAAGCACCCGCTCGATCTGGGCGGCCTGTTTCCGGACAAGGGCGAGGAGTACGGGGTTTGCGGATTCGAGGGCGGCGCTGGCTTGGCACTCAAACATTTCACGATCGGTGGAGTCGAGATCGTCCCACTCGTCCATGTCGTAGGCGTCGTCGCGGATGTTGAAGATGGCCTGCGCGGCTTCCTTGACGACTCCCGCCATGGCCCGTGCTTCGATGGCGGCGAGCTGGTCAGTCATGTCTGCCTTTCGTTTGCGTTCGTGGATGGCGGTGACGAGGGCCCGGCCTTCCCGGTCCTCCAACTGGGCGGCGGTCACGGGGTCACGCCGTTTCGGTGCAGCAGGGTCCGGTCGCCTGATACCGGGACGCCCGGATAGATCCACGCATCCAGAGCTTGCAGGCCGTTGAGGAACTGGACGCTCCCGACCTCGTAGACCGAGACGGGGTCAACGTCAATGAACGGCTTGGCAGGCTCACCGTCGCCGCCTGCCTGGCTGATCAGGTGCTCGCTGTAGTCGCTCATGATTCCAACCCCTCTACCTTGGCTAGTGCGGCCTTGAAGCGTGCCTCTTCGTTGGCGTAGAAGATCGCCGTTGCTAGGCAGTGTTCCTTCATGACGGCCTCAACGATATGGACTGCCGGGTGCGCGTCGTCCGGCGTTGGGGTCGCGTTGACGTAGATCGCGTAGACCTGCTCACGGTTGCGCTTGGACTCCTGCTCGCGGTGGCGTTCCTTCAGGATGCCAACGGATACCATCTGGACTGCTTCGTTGCTCATGCTGTGTACCCATCGGCTTTCGTGTAGTTGGATCGGAAGTAGGCGCGGGCCGGGTTGTTGAGTTCCAGCCATTGCGCCTCAGTGAAGCCCCACGCCGAGATGACACGCGCCTCATGCGGATCCAGGCGGGGCTTCGGGACTGGGCGGGTGCGGCGGAAAATGCGGGGGAGGTTCACCGGATCTCCTTAGCGGGAAAGTGGACGGGCTTGGGAGTGTTGGCGAACCCTGCCAGCGTCTTGCGGCTGTACGTCGCGCCGCAATTGCATTTGTTCCAGTCGCAATTCTGCGAGGAGCAATGCGGGTTTGCGGTAAGTGCGCCGCCCGGACGATCGCAAGACGGGCACGCGGGCTTCAGGTTGTTCATGCGGTGGCCTCCGTAGCGGTGTCATCTGCGGCGATGTCCCGGTAATGCCTAGCTGCCGGCTCCCACGACTGGGCTTGCGGGATGCGCAGGTCAGGCAACGGGGCGTCGTAATCGAACGGGGCTGGATCCTTGCTCACTTCGTCCTGCTTTCGTTGATGAGATGTTGGGCCATTTCGGCGATGCGCTGCAAATCCGGCACGAGCGGGTTGTCAGGGTCAGCGGCGATACGTGCAGCCATAACCTCAACAGCCCTATGCGCGGCCCGGACAATGCACTCAGCGGACTGAAGATCGATCATTCTCGGGTCCAATCGTCGTCTTCGGGCTCGTGCTTGGCGCAGAGGTCGCCTTCGTTCTCGACTTCGTTCTCGCAGAATTCCGCTGGCTCTGGATCGACATGCCAGCTTGCGGCGCGAACCTCGACGTCGCAGTAGAAAGTTTCGGCGCTCATGCTCGTACCCTTTCGAGGCGGGCTTCACGTTCGCGGCGTCGTGCCAGGAACGCGTTCAAGCCGGCGAGGTTGTACTCAACGGACATTCGCGCCGGCTGAGGGACGCCGTTACGGCTGCACTTGGCGCACAATGCCCCGTACCGCTGGACCGTTCCCGGATAGTCGCCAACCTTTGCGTGTGGCGGGCGGGTAACGCTCGGGCACGCCGCGCACTGCATAACGCCCTTCACTTGCCTTCACACTCCACACAATCGGAATCCGGGCCGTGCATCAGGTGGCAGGCGCTGGGCCGCTCCAGGTTGCGCAAGTACAGCGCATAAATGCCTAGCCCGATCCATGCGACGAGGCAGACGACAAATGGTGCGTTCATGACTCAACTCCCTTGTTGGTGTGGCGTGTCCATTGACGGAGGCGCCCGTATTTGCGTGACTTGCTCGTTGATGCCTGGTCGCCGATAGCTTCGATCAGGTGGAGGTTGCGGGCCGCAGCGAACGCGGCGCCGTACATGTTGCCGTTAGGTGCCGGCCTCATCTCGCGGCGTAGATCGTCGGCGGTAAACACGGCCTGCGCATTGGCGATACCGACGATGGTTGCCAGCGCATCCTCGGGCCAGTCGAGGTCGTCCAGGACTGCGGCCTTCACGCCGACATCACCGCAAACTCTTTAGCCGTGGTGTGGACTGTTGGGCGGATCGGGTGGTGGACCTCGATGTTTCCGGTTATCTCGATGCGGGATTCCTCGATGGTGGTCATGCTGTTCTCCTGTCTGCGTCGTTGTGGGTGAAAAGCGAAAGCCGCAGTTGCCTCGCGGCTTCTGCGGCTTCCTCGATGGTTTTGAAGGAGCCCCCGTAGAGCTTCTTTCCGTTGTGCCCGACCGCAACCTGATAGCGGTTCTTGCCGCTTCGCACGACGCCCAGCGCTCCGGTAGAGCTATTGCGCTGAGCGCCGCTGTCATGCTCCATGTTCTGCTTGTGGGTCACGGGGCGCAGGTGGCCCGGGTTGACGCAGGCGCGGTTGCTACAGCGGTGGTCTAGCTGCATTCCTTCTGGGATTGGGCCGACCAGCAGCTCATAGGCGAAGCGGTGGGCGGGATGGTTCTTCCCCTTGTATCCCTCCGCGAATGACCCATAGCCCTGGTCGGTCTTCGCGCCTGCCCAGTTCCAGCACCCCGGCCCTTTCTGAACTTTCATCCAGAATCGGTCAACCATGGGGACGTGCCGGTTGGTCGTGCAAACATTGGGATCGCCCTGCCTTATCCAGCGCTGGTGATGCGTGCCGCACCATGTGCGGGCTTTCGCCGGCTTCACGCATCCTTCGATGGAGCACTCGGCGGCGCTCATGCGGCCACCGCCACACGCCGCGCTGCGTTTTCGGCGTTGAGGTTGCGAATCGCCAGCATCGGTGTGGGGTCGTTGTAGGTGATGGTGCTGTAGAACTCCAGCATCTCGGCCTCGGTCGGCTCGTTGGTGAGCGTGTCGAAGCGGCGCTTAGCGAGCTTGGCGACCTTCTTTACGGTGGAGCGTTCCTGGTCGGCGAGATCTTCACGGACCCGGTTTTCCCAGAAAGCAAGGGTGAAAATTGGCATGACGAATCGACCTATCTCCGAGGGACGAACCCAAGGGTGAGGTTAGAAAAGGGTGGGGTGGTTGCCCGAGCGGGCGGGGTGCTGCGGCCGGCGCTTAGCGCTGCGGCTGGGTGCTACTTGGTGGGCTGTGCTTCGAGCCAGGCTTTTACGGATTCGGGGCTGTAGCGGACGAGGCCGCCTATCCGGATGAACTCCGGGCCCTTTTTGTTGGTCCGCCAGTTTGCGATGGTGCCTACGGATACCTGCCACATGTGGGCCAGGTCATCGGGGGTGAGATACTGGGCTGCCGGGGCTGGGGTGTCGCTCATGCTGTTTCCTTGAGGATGTCGATGAGTCCCAGGTCGAGGGCTTTTGCGATTTCCCCCGCTTCACGGATGGTGAAGTTCTCGGGGCGATTCATGTTTCGGTAGAGGGTGCTTTTTGCGATGCTTGCCCTGGTGGCTAGCTCGTTTCGGGTGAGGTTTTTGTTTTCCAGGGCTTGTTCGATGTTCTTGGTGATTGCCGCACTTCGGCGGGCTTCTTCGATTCCCATGCTTCGACCATAGTTCCCAAATGGGAATCAGGCAAGTACGCCTTGACAAAAGCCCGAGTGGCGTTCTTCGGGTTGCCCAAGTGGTGGGAGTGGTGGTACTTGCGCACACGCGAGCGCGCCCGAGTACGTCAATAATCCCAGTTTGGGTAGTTAATTTCCCAAACTGACTTGTTAACTGCACAAATGGGCGCTAGATTATGGATATGGGAAATTACGGAATCGACATCCAGGCAGCTCTTGTCATCCAGGTTAAAGCCGAGATGGCCGCCAGGGACATGAAGCAGAAGGATATGGCTCAGCACATTGGCATGCAGACCAGTACGCTCAGCCGCTACCTCTCGGGCGAGAGGGATATTCCGATGCCCGTCGTGTTTAGCATGGCGAGCGCGCTGAACTTGTCCATTATCGAACTGGTCCAGCGCGCCGAGCGCCGGCTAGAGGGTAAGGATGTCCAGTAGTTTCATCCCGTAAGACTCGGCCACCTCGCCAAGTTCTCGCGCCGTCATCGTTTCGAGGTTGATAGCGTCGCGGATCGACGGCGGGTGGAGCTGTTCGCGTTTCATGATTGGTGTAACCCCCATGGCTCGTTCGTAGATATGTTCGAATAAATACACCCTAGGCCACCCGCCTGACACTCTGACAAGTGTTTAGGCGGGTGGCCTTTTTTGATCCAGGTGCGCTACTGCCGAGCGTACCCAATTGACGGTCGAAAGTTAAATCTGCGTTGAGCATCTGCTTTTTAACGACGTACACTTGGTAATGATCATCCAGATTCCATATAGAATCTGAGTATGCCCTCGCCGCGCCCGCGGACTCCTGAGGGGTTCCGAGAGTGGAAAGTGACTACCATGGACAACATGCCAAGAGGAAAGATGCAAGAGTCCCACGAACTCGCACGAGCTATCGCTGCCGAGATTCGCGCCACTCTCGCCCGTCAAAACATGACCATCAAAGACTTGGCACTGACGAGCGGCATCTCCCAGGGCTACCTCGGCAAGAGGCTGCGAGACGAAGCTCCGCTAAACCTGAACGACCTGCAAGCGATCTGCGATGTCTTCGAAAAAGACGTACTTGGGTTCATGTCCGCCGCGAAGGATGCCGCCGAGCCTGAGTCGAGGGGTCGAAGTGAGAGGTAGAGCGCCGTTGCCGATTGGCACGAGTGGGCAGGTTTCATACTCGGGGCCCAAGGGTAAGATTGTGGCCCTTACCCGCTTCAGGGACTTTGACGGCGTTACTCGTCGTGTGTCCGCGCATGGCACATCACGTGCTGCCGCTGATGCCGCGTTGAAGGAGAAGCTGAAAGCGCGCACACACTTGGGCGGCCTAGAGCTAACCCGAGACTCTACGATCAGGGAGTTGTCTGAGCGGTGGCTACCGACCCTTACCCAGTCGCAGGCAACACAGGATTCGTACCGACAGAAAGTGGAGCGGTACATCCTGCCCGCCATGGGCGCGTGGAGGCTATGGGAGGCCACGACGGGCCGCTGTGAGGCTTTCCTGAGAACCTTGCAGGCAACCGCGCCGTCCATGGCGTCACAGAGCCGCGTGGTCCTATCCCTCATGATGGGACTCGCAGTGCGTTACGACATTATCGACCAGAACCCGGTGCGTGAAGTGATGATGGCGGCGGGGGAGAAGAAGCATGTTTCCGCGCTCACTGTTGAAGAGGTCCAGCAGCTCCGTCTGCACATTGCCCAGTGGGCGAGTGAGAAGCCGGGGAGGGCTGCAACCTTGGACGCCATGGATATGTTTCTGGCAACCGGGCTGCGCCCTGGGGAGCTGCTGTCATTGCAGTTCTCGGACGTTGACTTCCGGGCTGGAACTATCGCAGTGACGGGTACGGTCAAGAGGGATTCCGTGAATGGCTTGCATCGGCAGGCATTCCCTAAGTCGGAGTCCGGTAAGCGCGTGCTCACGCTGCCCCTATTCGGTGTGGAACTTCTGCGCCGCAGGAAGGTATCTGTTGCGGGGGATCTGGTGTTTCCTAATCGGAATGGGGATCCGATGGAGCCGGCGAACTTCCGGAGGCTGTGGCGCGATGCCCGCGGCGATCAGTGGGAGGCAGTCAAGCCGTCGTCATTCCGCAAGGCCGTGGCAACTCTGATTGAGCGCGAGAGCGGATCCCTCATCGCATCCAGGCAGCTCGGTCACAGTTCGGACTCGATCACGAAGAGGCACTACATCGAGCGGAACAGGAACGCTCCTGACTCGTCGCTGATCTTGGAGCAGATGAATCAGCGCGTCACGCTGGTCCAATAATCCCCACGCTGGGCAACCGTTCAAACGACGACTAAACGACGAGTAGCCCGGTTTTAGGCAAAAAGAAAACCGCTCCAGTACCGGCTTTTGACCAGTACTGGAGCGGTTTTTTGACTGTGCACCCCCCGGGACTCGAACCCGGAACCCATTGATCTAGAATAGCGCAACTGTTGCATACCCCACGGAAGTCCACGATAATGCCCTAACGGTCATGCAAAAACCGCGAAATGACGCGAAATTAGCTCACGTTAAATCACGGCACGCCCCGCTGGCCCACGACATACAACGGATTAAAAGACGACCAAACGACGAGTAAAGCAGGGACCACGGCCGCCGGACTATGAACCGACGCTGGGGGATTTGAACCCCATTGCGAGGATCCACTTTGAATCGATATAATCCGCGCCAGCACTGGGAAGTAGGCCCATTTTGCCCGGAATATTGAAACCGCATAAACAGCACAATTGGGGGTGATTCGACTAGGCGTCCCCCCATTGGGGGGACGATTCGAGGACGCCGACAGACAAAAAATGCCCCCACCCTCCCGAGCCGCATGGGCTGGGAAGATGGGGGCATTTCAGTTAGTGCGCACTACCGGTCTTTACTGCCGCACACTCGCGGCATGGGGACTCTACGAAACATCTACGCATGGGTGGCGTCAAAGCTCCATGCTTCCGATCTTGACGCCACCTGCGAACACCAGGACCTTGGGGCGTGTGTTGACTGCCACGCCGTCCTGACTGCTGACCGCTCCGCCTAGAGGCTAGGCGTAAGCCTCTGCGGTGAAGTTGTCGAACGTCGGGAGCGTCGCACCGGCCGCGTCGCTCCTAATGCCAACGCCGGTGCCGGAAACAAGGGCCGCTTCATTAGCCGCAGTGCTGAGCACCTGGGTTCCGTTGTAGTAGGCCTTGATGGTGGTGCCGATGACTTCGAGGGTCAACGTGCTGCCCTCAGCAAGCCACTGGTTGTCCAGACCGGCGAGTGAGGTTGTTACGCCCGCAACAACCTTGTACAGCAGGATGTTATTGGTGGACAGGTTCACGCGGGCCGCGTAGAAGTTGTTGTCGTCCACGCGGCGGACTACCAGACCGGTGGTGGTTGCTGTTCCACGGTTGATGACAACGGACGCCTTGTGGTTCGGCGTTGACATGGCCGTTGCACTGGACAGGATGCTGATGGTTCCCGATGAGGCGGCGCGGGTCAGCTTGTTGGAGGCGATCTTGAACAGCGCGTTAGCCGTCCAGATGCCTCCGACAGTTGCAGAGTCGGCCCGGTCAAACGTATCGGCAACAAGCGTCTGCGTGGTGACTGTCAGGCCGGTTGATGCGGCTGATGCGTTTCCAGCGTCGTCTCTTGCCTTGACTGTGGCAGCGTAGGCTGTGGCTCCGTTCAGCCCCGTAATGGCCGCGCTGGTTCCGGTCACCGTGGTTTTCAGAACGCCGTCAAGGTAAACGTCGTATGAGGCAACACTGAGGTTGTCTGTGGAGGCCGCCCAGCTAAGCGTGAATGACGTTGCGCCAACGACGGATGAAGCTAGCGCCGTCGGAGCCGAGGGTGCCGTAGTGTCTACCAGGCTGATCCAGCCCAGCTCATACTCCCGGTCACCCACGAGTTTGGCTATGATCTGCCTCGTCGCCAACTGTAGATGAAGCCCGTCCGTGAGCAGGGACGGCGGCACGCGGTCCTCGGATATGGCCGTGGTGTCCGCGCCCGTTGCTGTGATCGCGGCGTCCGCGAGCCCGTAGGCGATAAGGTAGGGCCGGTAGTCCACGAAGAGGCGACCATATTGGGCTTTCAGCGCCGCGTTGAGGGCGACAACCTTTTGATAGGTGAGCGTCCCGGACGCTTCGCCCGTGCCGTTGTGCACGCCGACGATGATGAACCGTTTTTGGGCTGCCCGCAGGTAGGCAACTTTTGCCGCATATGCCGCCAGCACGCGATTGACGGCGGTGGTGACGTCTTCGGCGGAGGTCACCATATTGTTGCGCCCGTATTGAAGGACGTGAATGTCGCCTCGGTGAGCTTCGGCGAAATCCACGTAGAAGGCTGCGGGTCGCGTAATGGTTATTGCCGTGCCTGCTGTTGCGCGGGTGAACGTGTAGTAGTCGTCCACTTGGTGCGAGGTTGATGCACCAGAGGGCTGGGTGAGTGTTAGTGTCCCGCGAACGTAGGAGCCTCCGGGGAGTTTGATCGCCCCGACGAGTGTCTGACCCAGTGCGGGATTACCGTTCGTCTGGAGAAGCGGGTAGGCGGTGTACCCGGAGGGTGTGGTGAATGTGACGGTCACGCCGCCGGATGTGGGGATGGTGCCGCCGGCGGGGAGCATCTGGAAGGGCATGGCATTGGTCCGGGCCGCGATACCTTCAGCCGTTTCTCCGCCAACCGCGTCCGTCCGCACGGTCTGAAGCGTGTAGGCGGCCAAGTAGCCTGCCGGATTCGTTGACGTGCTGCCGCCTTGAGCGGACAGGGAATCGCCCTCCCACACAACGCCGGGGCCACTGGCGGCGATCCCTCCGGCGGCGACGTAGGCGTCCACCGCATCCACGGCTGCGCTCCGGACTGTACCGTCGGCGGCTAGTTGCGTCGTGACTTCCGCTGCGATGGTCGCAGGCAGCCCCGCAACTGTGGCATAAGTGGCATTAAGTGCCGCTGCTGCGAGACCCGCTGGAAGGTTCGCTTCCGGCACGCGGGATCCTGAGTCAAGCGGCGCAACACCGGACGCGGTGCCCTTCTGTGACGCGTCGAGCTTGGACGCGTCGGCGGGCAGGTATGCGGAGATGGCGTCAGCGAGGGGTGCGGCACCAACAGCGCCGGTCACGCCAGCAACGGAAGTAACGGGCACAATCGGCGCGCTGACGGGGAGGCCAATGCTTCCGCCCGGCAGATTATCGAAGTCAACAACATCCTGCCCCAACACGGGCTGCCAGTTTTTGCGGACGGTCTTGACAGCGGATCCGAAGATGGTTTTCCGCGTCACAACATACGCCCACATCGTGAACGTGTTGCCCGCCTGATCAGTAAAGCCTGTCTGATCCACGAACGGCGCCGTCAGGGATCCCGGCATGCCAGCGCCCGGGGTGACAGTCTCGGCGAAGTCATCAATCGGCTCACCCGTCGCGGACCAGACAACGCCGGCCGTGGACTGAACCGTGACCTCAGTCCGGGTGGCAGCGTTGCCGAGGAAGGTAAGAGGGTTGCTGAAGGTCAGCGTAGCTAGCTGCACCCCGGCTGGGTAGGTCATGGTTACTCCTTGTCAGGGGCGAGGAACGGGGCGAAGCGACGGATAAGGTCATCCACTGCGGGTAGGGCCATCACGCGGGTAATGCCGGCGGCTACGGTCAGGGAAGTTGCCGCCCACTCAATGCCGGGGTCGATCCCTGCGGCCTGGATGATCAGGGCCCATGAGGCTGCTAGTCCGACCAGGAACGCGAAGGCGGTACGGACGGTAGCGCGCCACGGATAGGCCGTCTGGGTGGACTGTGGGGCAGCGTGGTCGCCCATCACTTCACCAGCCGTTTCGCCAGTTCGTCAGCGACCTGCTTGGCGATGCCGGCGGGGATGGATGCGGCGATGTCAGCGGGGCTCGCGTTGTCAACGATGAGCTGCTGAGTCACGCGGCCCACAGCTTCAACCTGCTTCTGAGTGTTGAAGTTGATCGAGTCGCGGGCGGCGTCGATGGCCTCCTGCGCGATCTTGCGCGTTGCCGCGTGCTTCGCCTCATTGGCGGTGTTGACTTCGTTGATGATGCGTTCAACATCTGCTGCTGACAATTCGTCCTCCTGGGGTGTGATGGTGCCTTGCGGGTTGATGCCGGCGCGGGGTCTGATGTAGCCGATTAGCCCCGTCTTGGGCAGGGCTTGGATCGTTGCGGGGCCGGTCGAGTCGTTGGGGTACGGGTTGCCCGGCTGAGCCGGTGTGCTGTTCTGAGACATGCACGTCAGGAGCCCGCCATCCCTCACGACGACGGCCACATGCGTCTTGGGGTAGTACCAGTACGAGTCGCCCCACACGGCGATGTCGCCACCCTGCGCGGCGGCGTGCGGCGGCAGGAGCTCGTATGCCGCGGCAATCTCCGCGCTCTGCGGGAAGGCGTCGACCATGTTGCCAGCCCAGCCGGGCCAGCGGCCGGTGCCCCAGGTGCTGATCTTGGGCAAGCCTAGGGAGATCGACCAGTGCGCCGCGAGGTCCCAGCACTGCGCGCCGGCGGCACCGTCCACGTTGATGTACTGGCCCTGAACCTGCGGCATCCACAAGCCGAGGTGTTGCTGGATGTCGGTCATGGCGACTCCTAGTCGTAGAGGCCGTCAGGCCATACGGGCGGCGGGGGAGGGTTGCCGTCCTCGATGTGGCGGCGCAGCTTGTTTATGTAGTCGTCGCGGATCCGTTCGCGGCGTTGCGCTTTCGTCTGCTCAGATTCGAGCGAGCCGATGCGGGACGAGTGGCGGGCGAGTTCTTCCTGCAACTGGTCAATAAGTGCGTTCTCAGGCCTGCCCCTGTTTTGCATTTTCGCCACAAGGACGGCAACAGCAGCGGCAATGACACCCGTGACGTAAGGCCCGGCAACAGCCCAATCCATTACTTGCCACCCGGCTGCCCGTGAAGCATGTCCTGGAGTGCGTTGACCTTCAGCAGAAATCCGAAGATGAACACGGCAGGCGCGATCCAACCGATAGCGGCGTTCACTAGTTGGAAGTCTTGGAACCCGGTAGCGCCCCAGATGATGAGGTATCCGGTGCCCCACGCGAACGACGTACCCACGAGGACGGACAGGCCGTGGCGGGTGTGCCGGTTCACCATGTCAGTCACACAGAAGACCAGCACGAGGCCCCAGAGCGCCGACCAGATGCCGAGCGCGTTCCCGTTCGCCGTGATGATTTGCTGAGCCCCAGAGAGTGAATTAGGACCTATGGTGGCGTAGTAGATGGACTGACGTAGGGCGTACAGTGCGCCCATTGTCAGGATGATATTCCGGCCGATCACAACCCGTCGCCGGGCGCTTATATCACGCAATTGGTCCGCCCCTTCAGGGGTAGTGTGTATTTCACCCATCCGGGCGGCCTCCTATAAGGCTTGTTCATGCGTGGGTAGTGTGGCCCCGGCTGTGATGAGTCGGGGCCACACGTTTAGACGGCGTAGTAGTCGGCGAGGGATGCCACGCACGCGGACACTGCCGCGTCTGAGTGGGCGGTCGGGAACACGGCGACGTCGTACACGGCGCCGGCGTAGTAGAGCGACGTGGACCGGGCAACCTGGAGCAGGGTGGCACTGAAGCCGGCCCCGGTCAGGGTGAACGGCGAACGGACCCCGTCAAGGTTGATCGTGCCCGTGGTCGCGGACGTGAGCGTGATCCCGAAGACGTGCCGCTTGCCTGCCACGATGCTGTTACTGCTGTACGCGTTCGTTCCCGTCGCGCCGATCCGCAGCTTGCCGGTGTCGATGCAGACGTTGCCGATGCCGAAGTTTAGGATCACCTGAAGGGAGCCGGGCACGGTGTCCACTTGGACCACGCCGTAGATGGTCAGCGGCGCCGATGCTGTCATGGACCGGGCGAGGAAGTCATTGCTGCCGTCGAAGACTGCCTTGACGTGCTGCCCGTCCAGTGTCGCGGTGGGCTGTGACCCGGACGTGGCCTGCACCAGCGACTCGCCCGCCTCCTCATCCGTCCACGTGCTGACCGGGCCCGGGATGAGCTGATCCCCGGCATACCGGAACGTCGGAACCGCCGAGGTGAAGTCCGGGATATAGACGGGCAGGGTGCTGTCAAAGTTGGTGTAGACGTTGCTGATGATAGCCATTAGTTGCCTCCGTTGAATCGGGCGAACCCGGTAATGTGCCCGGTCATTGCCTGACGGGTGCCGGTCGTTGCGAACTTCCCGGCCACGGTGTCCGAGTGGTAGACAGCGGCGCCGGCTGCGATGCTTGTTCCCTCGATGCCGGGGACTTGGTCGGTGGACTGCATGGTCCCGGATCGCAGGATGCGTCCCTGCTTGCCGGGCGGGATCGCTTCGAGCGCGATACCAATAAAGTCCGTGACCGGTGATGCGGTGCCCATGATCTTCGCCCCGCCGGCCGTGTCCTTAGCGACTGCCTGGAAGCGCCCGATGCCGACGGTGCCGGTGTTGGTCATCGTCACCTGCCTGTCAGGGAACGACGGGTAGTTCTCGCCCTGCGCCACCGCGTACTCGGTCGCCGTGCCAGCGGATCCGAGCGCGGTGTTGATGATGGTGAGGATGTCAGCGTTCGTCATGGCGGTGTAGTCGGCGTTCAGGACGATGTTCACCGGGGCCCCGCCGTCAATGGTGACGGTGAGCGTGAGGCTCCCAGCAGTGAGGTTACCCAACCTGCGGCCGAGGGTGTTGTTAACCGTCGTGTTGTTGAGCTGGCCCACGAGAAGCCCGCTAATGTCGAACTGCCCGAAGCTGTAGCCCTTGAGCCCGCCGCCACCGTCGCGCTCCGTGGAAACACCGAACAACCGGTCTGCACCAGTGCCGGATACGCGCACGGTTGAGACAGTGCCGGTGGATGCTGACTCGATCTTGAGCGCCTTGCCCCGGACGCCCGTAGTGAAGCCGATAGGCGTCGTACCTGTGACCGTGACGCGGATCTGGGAGCGGTCGGCGGGCTGGTTCGGCAGGGTGGTGGCCCAACCGGTGTCCGTTTCGCGGATCCGGTTCACGTTGACCTCGGAGCCGTTGATGTTGACCCGCGACGACTGCCCGGACCCGAGCGGCTGAATAAGGATCTGCCCGTCAGTGGAGCGCGTGAGGATGCGGCAGTTGATCAGGTCATGGTTGATCGGCTTGGCAAAGTCCGCGTTGTCGTGGACATACCAGCCGTCAATCCGGGAAACGAAGGTGACGTTCTCGAAGCGCTGGTACACGCCGGAGCTGGAGCCGTAGCCCCACGCCCGGTCAGAGGCCCACACGGTTGAGGACAGCAGCCCGGAACCGGGGTTAGCGTCGCGCCAGGTCTTCGCATCCTCGTTGCCGAAGTGTTCGATGCGGCAGTTGACGATGTCGTGCCGGGCGTCTGGTGCCCCGCCGAACGCCTCAGCATGCACCGGGTAGCGGCCGTTCCGCATGGTGATCGTCAGGTTCTCCAGCCGTGCCGTCTTCTGCAACCACAGCGTGCTCGTGTTATCAATGACGGCGTCGGTGGCGCTGTCCACGTTCGAGCCGCGGAGGATGCACTTGTCCCGGTCGGTGCCGCGAATCGTGACGCCTTCCTTCACCGTCCAGTCGGTGTCCGTGTAGACGCCGGGGTAGACGATGATTTCGCAGGTCCCACCACTGCCAGCCACGAACGCGGCGTTGGCTGCCTTCGGAGTCAGGTAGTCCCCGGTACCGTCAGGCTTTACCGTGTACGTCGTCTTCGTTGCGCCTGCCATGCGGGCTTTCCAGCGGTCAAGGATCCACTGCGGCACGAGTCCGCGCTGATCGATTTCGTTCTCAGCCCGGCGCTGGTGAACATCGATCATGCCGGACGAGACGCGGCGGCTCATCGAGTACGCCGCACCCTCCCGGGCCGAGTACTCGAATCCACGGTAGGCGCGGTAACGGCCCTCCTCCGTGATGCCGCCGATGACGCGGGAGCCCGGCCCGAGGTCAATCTTGACCATGTCCCCGAGCCACGCCTGATTGCCAAGCGACTTCGGCAGGCCCGTCATGGGATTGATCAGGCGGGAGTCAACAACGTTGAGCCGGCCGTCCTGCTCAGTGTTCTTCGCCTCAACCACACTGAGGCGCCCGTCCTGGGCCGCGTTCTTGGTTTCCGCGACGTTGAGGCGCCCGTCCTGCTCAGTGTTCTTCGAGTCGGCATTGTCTACCCTGACGCCGAGCGCAGTGTCTGCCGCAACGAGCGTCACGTCCTTGGCAACGAGCGCGTCAATGGCGGCCTGCTGAAGCGCGTTACCAGGCGTGCCCGGGTCGCCCTTCGTGATGATCCTCGTCGGCGTGACGAGGGCGATCATGGAAGCAATAGCCCCGCCGCCAGTCGGGACAACAATCCGCCAGCTCGGGGTGACGCTCCGGTTGATGCCCTTCGACTGCCAATTGACCGTCAGCTTGTACGGGGCATAAGGGTTCGTGTCCGCGGTCGGATGCAAGTCCACACTGAAAGACCCGCCACTATCCGGAATGACAGTGATCGGCTCGTCCGGGATCAGCGTCCCCGAGCCGGCGGTAACAAGATCACCGTCAAGCTCGAACACCAACTCAGGCGAGCGGTTGCCCAGACTGACAAGGCTAAGATCCTTGAGCGAACCCGTTACGGTGGCGAGTGCCATGTGCTGCCTCCTGGGCATGGGAATGAAGGCCCGGGGGCCTTAGGGGTTTTAATTGGGGGCGCGGGCCGCTACACTCACGACATGGGGAAAATTGGGGGACTCGTTCTTATCGCCGCACTCGCGCTCACCGGATGCTCGGCGGAACCGGCAAGCACCACGCCTGCCGCCGAGCCGGTCGTCAGCGTCACTACCGTAAAGAGCGATCTAGTCGTCATGCGGGACGCCACGGATGCCACGATTCAGGCAATGGCTAATAGCATCTGCAAGCTCTACGCGAGCGGCAAGTCAGACGCCGAAGTAACCGCCCTCGTGATCGCCGCCAGCGCCAACGTTCAGATCGGCGACGACGGGCTCAAGGTTGCACGCGCCGCCGTCAAGACTCAGTGCCCCGAGTTCGGCTAAGCGGTAGAGATAAAGAAGTTCCCGCTAGAGTCTGCGTAGACATTCGCCGGGGATGCCGTCGTGGGTAGCGTCCCAACCTGAAGCTTGCCAGTGACGCCGACAATTCCGTCAGCCTGAAGCGCTACGATGTTTGCCGCGGGCGTGCCGAATGATGCGCCATATGAGGTCACGCCGACTACGGCGCTGCCCATTTGCAGGCCAATTCCGCCGGATGCGTTGGAGAGTTTTGCCCCGGTGCTGAAGCTAATCCCGCCGCCATCCGTCGCCGGGTCGAGGGTCATTGCTGAACCAACCTTGACCTTGCCGGTCGTCACGTTGAGGTCGTTCTTCAAAGTAGTGACGCCCTCGACTGAGAGCGTGCCCGTGGTCTTCATCGGGCCGTTGACTGTGAAGTCTCCGGTCACCGTCGTATTGCCCGTGATGTCAGTGACGCCATTGATATGAGTAGGGCCGTTGAGTTTGGTGTCACCCGTGAACGTGGTCGGCCCGGACTGAGTAAACGTGCCCGTGAAGGCGATAGTCCCATCGGCCTGAAGTGTTCCCGTGATGGTCGCCGTACCAGTGACGGACAGCCCGCCGTTCGTTATTCGGATCACGCCGCCGTCGTATACCTCGATGCCATCACGCCCGATAGCCGTGTTGTTCACCGGGGAGGCGCGTTCCAGGCGTTCAATCCGCCGCAGAAGGTCAGGCACCTGTGAGTCGTTCAGGTTGTCGAACTTAGCCATGCCGCCTCCTAGGTTGACTGGAATTCAAGATGGACATTCAGGGAAAGGTCGCCCGAGTATTCGAGGAGCCGCGATGACCGCCAGCCCGGAGCCAAGAAAAGATCATCCTTGACATGCCAGTTGACCGTCCCGCCGAGGCTGAGCTGGTTCACGCTGAAATCCTCATCCATCTGCACATCCATCGAGACTTGCTCGGTGGCATGAGAGAACTTGGCGAGGTCAGCGCGGGCGCGTGCGGCAAGGTTCGCTTGCACCTTCTCGTCCTTATAGCTGACAACCTTGTCCAAAGGCAGGAAGTCCGAGGTGCCCGAACCGTCAGCGACGGACAGCAGCATCTTCTTTTCCGAACCCTCACCAACAGCGGCGATCCGATTAGCCATGCCCGTACCATCACGGCGCACCTTCAAACCCGAAGCCGTAGACAGTGGCGTGTCCAGCATCCATGACCACGTGCCCGAGGTCAGGTTGCCCGCCTGGAGCACCCATTCAATCGAGCCCGAGTCAGTCCACCGCGGCGCCAAATCCATATCCGGCGCGTTCTCAGTGGACGTGACGTCGTCAAGGATGCTCGCCACGGTCGGCAAATTCCACGGATCATACGAACGGTTAGACCCACCCGACGAATCCGCCGGCAACACAATCGGCAGGTTGAAACGGGCCGCATCGTTCTGACCCTGATAGATCGCCTGCTTGATGAGGTTCGACAGCGACACGCTCGAATAGGTGAGGCCAGGTCGCGCCTGAACCCCATCGCTCAGAATGTCCGCCATGACACGCCGCGAGAACAGACTGTAAATATCCTCGTGCGTGACCGACACCGAACCCGAATCACGATCAACGCTGTAGCCCGTAATGAACCCGGCGTAAATGATCACACCGTAAAAATCCATGACGATCAGGCGTTTCCACGGGGCAAGGTTCGTTTCCGTCGCCGTGTCAGCAACGAACGGATCGCGCACCTTGAACTCGGTGCTACCACCCTTGCCCGAACCCAACGCCCGCGCCCAAGTGGACGCGGACGGGGTCAGTTCAATCTTCGACGTCCAGTTAGACGTACTCACAGAGAACACACGCCAAGCCATAATGCTCCCCTGCTAGTTATTTAGGGTGTTGACAGGGTGTATATACACCCTGTAGATTCTTCTTATCGGAACAAGCCGAAGACGGAAGGCAAGACAATGAACGCCACGGAAGCCATCGCCAAGATGATCGAAGACTCCAAGCTCGGCCCGATTAATCACTGGAATGCAGCAGGCGAACCGTGGCGCTACTCGGTGAAGATCATCAACGGTCACCACGTACAGACCAACCTCATGGGATGGGCCGAAGAACTGCGGGTCTGGATTGATAGGTCATCCGAACCGCTAACCATCACGGAAGCCGTCGCCAGGATCGCGGCATGAGCAAGGGCACGACACACCGCACAGTCCGCATCGAAGACGGGCTGTGGGAGGCGGCCAAAGCCAAGGCCGAGGCGGAAGACGTGAACCTGTCCGATATCATTCGAACGGCAGTAGCCGACTACGCTCAAGCTCGGGAGGTGGACATATACCGGACCTCGAAGCAGCCCGTGGCTGATTTCCCGAGCGGGAAGGTCGCCATATCCAGCCTCGAAGACCTTGAGGCGATCTGCGAATATGCTGGCGAGGTTGTCATCTACGTAGGCAAGGATGGCAAGCTGTCAGCCGCCGAAATCGTTGACGACTACCGCGAATAGTGCGGGTCAGATGTAGGTGTCAGTGATGGTCATGTCAGCCGAGCCAGTGCCAGTCGTCACCGGATACAAACCGACGCCGACAGACTGCCCGGGAGGAATCGGCGTCGTGTTCGTGTTGCCCAAGTTGCCCTGAGAGAGCGTGCCATTCACGTACAGCCGCCCATTGTTGTAATCCACCCGATGCGGCGCGCCACTAACCAGCGGCTTCGTGACCGTGTAATTCCAGCCATTCACCGTCAACGTCCAACCGCCCGGCATATCGCCGCGGACAATGAAACTGGGCATCGCGTTGTAATTGCCGCGGTGGAAGACGCTGATCGGGGAGCCCGTATCAACGGCTATGGTTTTCGACTCGCCGAACTTGCGGGGGTCTGGGCACCACACCTGAATCTGAAACGACGCGCAATCCTGCCCGCCAACCTCAGTGAACATCGGCTTAGCAGCAAGCCGACAATCCGTCCAGCGCCCCACGCCGCGCTTCTCAACCTGGATCCGGCCCACCTGACCGCCAGCCAGCAGGCCCGTAAAGCGGTCACTAAGCGCGTCCAATTCACGGCCTGAATCAGCGAACGCGTTCCCGCTAATCGACACCGTCCGCGCATCCTGAAACACCGGCAAATTGAACGAACCATGAGCACCCGGCCGGGCCGTATTCTCAAGACGCATATCAACGCCGTCATCCCAGCCGCTAAAACCATCCGGCGAAATGATGAACCCATCCGAGCCCTGACCATAAAAATCAAGGCCCGCAATCGTGACCCGCAAACCGTCAGTCATCAGGCCATCCTCAACTGGTAGTTCAACGAATTAGCCGCAACCCGGCCAATGGTTTCCTCAGACATCCCAGGCGCCGGATGGATGTTCACATTCACGCCAGCAGAACCGCCAGAGCCCATCGCGGAACCAGCGCCAACGCTCGCGCCGGCCGGAACCATCGAGCCCGACAAGACGGCCGCACTAGTCACCGAAGCAGCAGCAGCAGCAACCCGCGAACGCTGCCCCTCGATACTCGTAGCGAAGTCGCCAGCAAGCGCCGCGCCAGAATGCGTCGTGTAGCCCTTGCCAGAGAACGGACCCTTCTTGGCCGGCGAGTGGGGGAAGAAGTCAGCAACAGCGCCAAGCACGCCGCCGACCGCGTCACCAATAGCGCCAACCATGCCGCTGATGCCGTCAATGAAGCCCTGAATCAGCGCCTTGCCAGAATCAACCAGCCAGCCACCAATACCGCCAAGCGCGCTAAGAACAATGTCCTTCAGCCCAATCAGGACGTTGCCGACCGTCGCGAGGGCGCCCAAGACGATGTTCCCCAGCCCGTTCCACACCTGCGACCAGTTGCCCGTGATGATGCCCGTAACAACCTGGATGATGCCCTGGATGATCTGCATCGCCGACGTGATGATGGCCGCGACCGCGCCGAACACCGTAACCACCACCGGCATAAGCGCCTGAATGATCGGGATAAGGAGACCGGCGATCTGTGTAATCAGTGGCGCAATCGCGCCGACAACGTTGGTGAAGATGTCAATCAGTGGCGGCAGGACAGCGGAAACAAGCTGCGTGATGATCGGCAAAAGCTGCGAATAGAGCGACAGGACCAGCGGCAGGACCGCCGCGACAACACTGCCGATAGCCGCCGCGATCTGCGGCAGGACTGGCATGAGCGCCTGGAAGATTAGCGACGTCGGCGAGAGTGCCTGATAAAGCGAGAACAATTGCGGCACAAGAGCCGAGAACATTGGAAGGAGCGGTGCGACAAACGCGCCGATCTGCCCGATGATTGGCCCGATGCCGTCAAACGCCTGCCGGGCAATAGTACCGATGCGCTCCATGACGCCAGCGAAACCGCTAGACGTAATGTCGCCGTCGCCCGCCTTGAACGCCGCACCCATCGCCCTAAACCCGCCAACAATTTCCTTAGTGCCAGCGAGCGCACCAGCCATTGCCGGGCCCAGCGCCTTCGACAACGCGCCGGTCACTGCGGACACGGCGGGCAGGAGAGCGGCGCCAATAGCAGCCTTGCCGTCCTGCCACTGCGCGTTTAGAACCTGCTGCTTGTGGGAGAGAGTGTCAGTCTCTTTGGCGAAGTTGCCATGAGCGTCCGCAGTCTGCTTCATGATGAGCGACAGCGTTGCGGCCTGGTTAGCCTCGGACGATAGTGTGCCGCCAACCTTCGAGAACCCGAGAGCAGCAGCCTCGGCGTCGATCTTCGCCTGATTCAGCGAAACGCCGTAAGCCTCAATCGGGTCCCGTTCGCCTTTCAGCGCCGAACTAAGCGCCGCAACAGCATCCTGCGTCGTACCACCAAACATGGACGACAAGTCGGCGCCAGTCTGGATCAGGTCCTTAGTCTTAGGCCCAAGATCCTCCATCGCCGTGCCGCCGTTTTTCAACTGCGAACCGATCAGCGAACCAAGATTATTGAACTCGTCCTGAGTCAGCCCAACATCCGTTGCGGCTGATTTCGCCCAGTCATGCATCTGACCAGCAGAGCCCTTGAATACAGCATCCACGGCGCCAACCGACTGCTCAAGGTTCGCCGCACCAGAGATTGCGCCCTTGAAGAATGAGCCAACAGCCAGCGCTCCAGCAGCAGCGGTGAGGATGCCGCCCATGCCCTTCATGAACCCGCCGCCGGCAGACTTGCCAGCAGATCCACCCGAAGACTCGGCCGAACCGAAAGCCTTCTTAATGTCGCCCGCCAGATTGTTGGTGCCCAAGCCAACGGAGATAAAAGCGGATCCAAGTTCCGTTGCCAAAGGGCACCAACTCTCTATGTTGTTTTCATGTATCGCCCGCGCGCGTCTCGGGTCTGCTTCGGTTTTTCCAGAGGAGTGGCAGGCCATCCAAGCCAGTCGCGTATGGAATCCATCGACTCGGCCTTGCCGCCGAACTTCTTCGCATCCGGCGTGACGCCGGGGCGCGGGATCTGCTTGGGACGGTTCTTGTTCTTCTGCCCGTCTTTCGACTGCATCCAATTCCCGGCAATCACCGCGTCAGCCACAATGGCTAGAAGGTGCTCAGACAGGCCCCAAGGCGCCGCATCCGGGTGCATCTCCCGGTACAAGGCGGACGTCGCGGGCTGATACTTTACGACGTCGCGCAGATCAGCCCAGGACAGGGAGGACGGTACGTCGGCAACCCGGTAGCCGAGCCCCATAAGGTCGTAGTTGATGGCCCCTCTAAACTCCCGGAGGAGAGTTAGGAGGCCTCGGATTCCCCCACGGTCACGCCGCTGTCAGCCTGCCACGCGCCGATAAGCGCGGTGAGCTGGTCCTTGTCGAGCGTGCGGATCGCCTTGCCGATGGGGGAATCCTTCTCGCCGAAGACGGAAAGGTAGGGTCCGATTGCGTTCTCAGGGGCGCTCTCGACAGCCTCCAGCACGCCAACGGAAAGGTGCTCAAACTTCGGCACGCTGTACGTCTTCGTACCAACCTTGAACTCGAACACGTTCTGCTTCAGGGACCGCTTAGCCGCGGGTACTTCATAAACCATGGGGTGACTCCAAAGAATAGGGTGACTGATTTGAGTGGGTGACTATTGGAAAACCTCGGGGCGGGGAGTCACCACAACCCGCCCCGAGGGGCTTTATGGACTAGGCGCCCGAGAACTTGCCGTTATCGAGGTACTTGTAGGCCTTCGTGCCCTGCGAATCGGCGAACGCCTCAACGGTGACTTCGTAGCCGATGACCTCGGAGTCGCTGTAGGTGATGTCGCCGACTTCGGTGATCTGGCCGTCCGGGACGTAGATGCGGATCTTCGCGTCCCCGTCCTTGACCTCGAACACGTAGGACTTGTGCGGCAGGGTGGAGGCGTTGACCTGAACCTCATGCAGCGTGCCAGTCGAGACGGTCGCCGCCGTGGTGGTGACGTTGCCCTCGCCGTAGACGGCTTTCAGGACGTCGGCGTTCAGGGTTTCCAAGAACGTGAACTTATAGGTCACGTTATGCTCGGTCTGGACAACCTTGACAGTGTCGCCGCCCCAAGCCCGGATGCGGTCGGTAGACCGCTCGTTCGCCTCAGTGACGCCATCCTCGCCAATGTAGCCGGCAGCATTGAAGCCGGTAAGCGTCGAGAGTGCGGTCGTGGGGGCTGCGGCGCTAAGAGCGCCAATCAGGATCCCGCCAGTAGCCAGGGGAACCCCAGCCACAACATTAGAAGCCGTGTTGGCCATTGTGTTTCCTCCAAGAGTTTGGGCATAAAAAGCCCTCACGACGGAGGGCAGGAAAGTGGATTAGATAACCGCCGGCTTGACGTGCCAGCGAACAGTGAATTGGTAACGCGGCTTGGCCGTGTCAGGGTCAGGGAAGTTCTGCACGCCGCCGACAGAATCGACGCGGCGCACAAACACGCCGCCAGCAGTCGTCCACGCAGCAGCGAGCATGAGGGCCTGTGAGCGCCGCGCAAGATTCGAAGCGGTCGGCTCATCATCAGCCCAACACTCAACCGTCAGTTGCGCAGTATCCGACGCAACACCAGTGCGTGAACCGCCGGTCAGCGAAACCCGAACCATCTTCGCGGGCATCGTCGCGGGAACCTTAGTGGCAACCTTGTCAGCAAGAGCGCCAAGACCTGACCGCAAATAGACGACAGCCGCAGACTCGGCATCAGGGGAGACAAGAACCTCAGCCATCAGCCCCCCAGTTGATCGAACACGCGGACGAGTGTCTGGTGCTTGGCGTTATCGCGGATCGCCTTGAAGTCGTCCGTGAACACGGTCCCGATAGCGCGGCCCAACGTGCCCCGCCCAACACCCTGCACAACAGACCCGACATAGCCCGGCCCGGCAGCAGAAGCCGCGGCGTCAACGCTGGATTCCAGCATGCGAACAGCCTCGGGTGAGCGGCGGATCTCTTCGAAGCCGGCTTGACGCCACTTGAACTTGGTCTTAGCCATCAGCCAGTCACCCGCCTCAACGACACAACAGCGCCCGGCTCGTGGTTGCTGAACATGTTCCGCCAGCGCCGAACCTCACCCTCAACCTCATAAGTCAAGCCGCGGACAATGGCACGGTCGCGCGGCACGAACGGCATGTCAAACGGCCCGTAAAGGGTCGGCTCAACAATCACCCGCCCCTGACCAGCAAGACGCGGCTCACTTGAAGACCCAGGGTCGAAACCGTAACGCCCCGGAAGATCGACCGCCGCGCCCCAAGTTTCCGCCTCGTTCCCATGCGCATCCTCCGACGCGCCCACAAAAGGGACACGCTGCACAAGCTCACTCATAGTCAGCCGGCCCCACGTAGAACCGGCTAAAAGGCGACGTAACCGGGATCGTGTCAACCGTAAACGCGCCGCGAGTAGACCCAGCCGGGGAAACAAGCGCCAACTCGGCATCAGTAATCCACAACTCGCCCGGCTGATCCCCGCCATAAGTGACCGAACCAGTAAACGGTCCGGTACCCTCTTGGCGCTGCCGTATACCCTCCGGATTGCGGAACACTCGCTGAACCATCGACGTAACAACATCCACGACATTGCCGAACAGATCAGGCTCAGTCTCAAACCCCGAATCTAGGCGAGCGCCCAAGGTTGGGACCTTGGACCTAAGAAGACGCTCGGCCTTCCCTATCCAGATATCAACCTTCGCCGTGTCCGTAGGCGCGTCATCGCCAATCCACGCCCCCAGCACGTCGGCCGCAACAGTCAAACTAGCCATGACGCCTCCTGCGGTGCCAGCGGGTGCACGCCAGAAGCGTGCACCCGCCAGGGTTGATAGTTACGCGAACAGGCCGCGGATGACGCCGTGCGAGCGCTCGTTGCCGTAAGACAGGCCGATTTCGCCGTAGATCTGGGTCTTGTCAGAGGCGCCGGTCTTAGCCAGCTCCTCCTCGAACAGAACACCCTTGCCCGGGATGGACAGGAACACGGGGTCGATCTGCTCCAGCGACAGGACAGCCAGCGCGTCGGCAGGCAGTGCGCGGTCGATAGCGACGTTCAGGGTGCCGAAGTCCGTGATGATCGTGTCAACGGACACGCCACCAACGTTGCGAGTGCCACCGAGGAGCTGAGCGCCGACGTTGCCCGCGGCGTAAGCCTTGGTCAGCGCACGCTTCTGGCCCGAGGGGACGAAGATGGTAGCCGTACCCTGCTCGGAAATGCCGCCGTTGTCGTACACCGACTGAAGCAGGTTGCCAATCAGATCCGGGGTGATGACCGTAGCGGCCTTCACGCCGTAGAACGACACGGTAGCGGTGCCGATGACGATGGCAGTGCCGCCCCTGGTAGCGGAAACCTTGAAGGTAGCGGTCGTGCCGTTGGCGACAACCCAGTAGGCGCGGCCCGGAACGATCGTGGTGGAAGCCCCAACGTCAGTGAACACAACCTTGTCGTTCACAACAAGGTTGTGAGTGACGGTGACAGTGTCAGTCGCGGCGGAAGCACCGACAGTGAGCGCGTTGCTGGAGTCAGCAACCTGAGCGTTAGACGTGATCGCCTGGAACAGGCCGCGAGTCTGACGAGCCGTGGTGTTGTCCACCGGCTTGTTGTACTTGCCGTGCCAGAACGTGTAGTTCACGTCGCGGGCCATCTGCTTGAGCGCCTGCGCAACCTGCCAGGAGTGCTCCGAAGCGACCGGGTTGGCGATGCCGTTGCCGGCGGAAGCGTACAGGTCAGTAGCGGCCTGCTTGGTGTAGCTGGTGCTCACGGACTCGTGGAAGATCTGCACGATGTTGTCATGGTTCGCACGAACGCGAGCCTCAGCAGTAGGAGCGTCGCCACCTTCGAGGCGGGTGCGGATCTGCGGGTCACGCAGATCATAGTCCTGCCACTCGAACGAGGTAGACGTGGCCTGCTTGCCGCCACCGTTGAGGCCGCCAGCCGCAGACAGCAGCGGGGTTTCCTCCGGGGTCAGGGCCATCAGTTCGCCGTGGTAGTTGGGGAGATTGAAAGTGGTGCTAAGACCAGTGATGCCGGCCATGGTTAGTCCGTCCGTTCAGCCAGTGCCGCAGCCTTCTGCTGCTGCAACGAGATTGCAAGGGGGAAGTTACGATCAGCCCGGGCCGCGGCAATATCCGCGTCAAAGTCGACCGTCTTCTGTGTGGCGTTCGTCCGCGCAATCGCCGACGAACTGGGGGCGGCAAGCTTCTGCTCACCCAAGAAAGCAAGTAGCGCGTCAGCCGAAGCTTCAAGCTCCTCCTGCGTGCTGCCCGTAAGCAGTGCAGTAGGGACGCCCTTGGCGGCGGCAACGTCGGTGCGGAGCTTGCCAGACTTCAGCTCGGCGTTTTCACGCTCAACAGCTTCCAGTCGGTCGGCAGTCTTCTGCGCCTCGGTCTTGTTAGCCTCTTCCCACTCGGCGTACTTCTGGGCCTTGGCCTTCAGTTCGTCGTAGTCGGTCGGAAGCTTTTTGCGCTCCCGGTCAAGACGCGCCTGGATGATCCGGTCAAGCTCCTCCTGCGATGCGGGGGCCTTGAACGTCACTTCCTCAGTAGCGGTCTGCTCGGTGTGTTCTCCCGCGGTAGCGGTGATGTCATCAGACATAGGTGTATCCATCCGTTTAGAGCCTGTCGGCTATTTTTGATAGGCCACACTTACGGCGTGCGTAACCGCTTCGCAGGAGAACTGCGGAAGATTATTTGGCGTCCCGGACCTTCGCATACTGGTCATAGAGCGCAATCGGGTCGTAGCCGAACTCGACACGGGCGCGGGTTTCATCCCAAACAGGCATCGCATTACAGCGGCACTTGCCGTGGAACTTCTTCGACTGGCCGGCGGTCGATTTCGAGTAGACGAACCCGCGGGAAGCGAGCATCAGGCAGAACTCGCATGCGCCAGGCTCCGGGATCCGCGCATAAGCGGCCTTGTCCTTGTGCGCCGCCTGCATGACCGTGTCACGGCCCGGCTGCAAGGCATATTCGTTCGTCATCATCCCGAGGAACGCCGTCAACGTTGCGCCGTCACCAGCCCACAGCGGCCCGCTGGCCCGCGTAGCGAAACCAAGCCTGGCATTCACCTGTTCCGCCGGGATGAGGGGCGCCAAGGGGGCGCCAAACCTCCCCGGCACGCCTTCCGATGCCCGCAGTTCGTCATACCAGTCAGCCGCAACCGTCGCCGCCATGTCCCCATACTCGGAAACCAGCGACGGGACAAAGTCAAACAAGGCCCGCTGAACAGCCTCCGGGCGCCCAAAATCCATGACGCCCAGAAAGTCCAGCAAGTCCCGTTCGACAAGGTCCGCTATGCCGTTATTGGCCTGCTCGAACTGCGTCAGCAGTTGCATTGACATCAACAACCCCCTGCGTCGGCGTCTTCACGGCAGCAGCCAACGCATCTAGGCGATTACCCGCGCTTGCTCGACGTCGGTCAGTCCGCAAGCGGTCAACCGTCGTCTGGTCGTAGCCGGACTCCTCAAGAGCGACATCAGACTCAGCCATCCACGGGAAAGCCGCAATCTGCTTGGCAACAAAGTCGCCACGAGCCGCCATCGTCGGAGTATCCACCCGAGCCCACTTAGCCCGGAGGCCCAAAAGCTCGGCAGGCAACCCGCCATCACGGATCGTCACAGCCATCTGCATAGCCTCAACCCAGCCAGCCCCGAAAGGCTCCCAGGAACGCTCAGCCTCCGAATACAGCGCCATATAGGCCGACTGCATCGCAGCATCAGACGCCGGATTTTCATGGATGATACCCAGCGCACTAACAGGGATGTTCGTCTCACCAGCGAACAGCGCCGCATCGGAACGGATCATGTCAAGATGCGGCTGCATCGTCATCTGCGGGAACTGCTGAACGGTCGGGATCTCGCCGTCATCATCACGGCTAATCACCAACAGCTTGCCGATAGTGGTTTCCCACCCGGACTTAAGCTGACCATCAGGCCCAACGAAAGCATCCTCGTCAGCGCCAAGAATGGCGCGCTGCGGGGCACTGTTGAACTCCGCCGAAATCTCCATACGCAGAAGCGTCCGAGCCACCCGCTCAGTGATCGTCATGACGCCGCGAGTAATCCGCGAACGACCAAACGGCTCCTCAATGGAAGGCTTGAATGGAAGCACCGCAATCGGGCAGCGCTTCAGGCCATGCGGGCGCTCATCAATGCCCCACTTCGCACCGTCATAACCAGCCGTAATCACGCGGTCATCCAGGAACAAGATGAACTCGGTAGGCTGATAAACGCCGTTCACGCGGGCCGAAGAAATGACAGTCAGCGCCGCAGTAACCCTGCGTAGAACAGGATCCCAAATCGCCGTCGATGACACCGGGGAAAGATTGCGGATAACAACCGCAGGTTCGCCGCGGCCGGAATCCCCAGCGACAACAGCAAGGAACGCCACCCCATACTTCAGCGCCGAAACATGCGCCTGCGTAGCCTCAATACCAAGACGGTTGTCCCGCCAAATTTCATCAAGCCGGAAATCCGCGGCAGTACCATCCGGGATCACATAACCCTCGAGGTTGATCAGCGACTCCAACGCCTCAACAGCCTTAGCCGGCCACATCAGCGTCGTCTCAACCTTCTCCAACTGCTGCGGAACCGCAATACCAAGATGCCGGGCCTTGTACTTGCCATCAAACATCCTGGTCCGGCGATCATTGATCCACCGCTTAGCGTCCAACTGAGCCCAGCACGCATCAAACGCCGCCTGCGCCACATCATCAAGGCCGATCTGCATACCACGCATCAAAGAACCAATGCCTTCCCCCCGGAATCACCGGACTTGCGTTTCTTGGCAAACTTCACAGCACCGAAATGGGCGGCGGTTACGGACATAATCTGCGTCAAATCAATCTCGAACGTCTTGCGATTCCACTTCCACGCGCCACCCTCGCCGAACTTCTGCTTCACAGCACCAGCCAACGAGGCGTCAAGCGATTCCTGCCCGTAATGAGTCACAGATTTGTCCTTCATCACAGCGTCATAGAGCCCGCCGCAAGCCTGCGACAGTTCGTTAGGCCCAAGGATGAACACCCGGACCTTCTTAGCCTTCAGCGCGGCCTCAATCGACCGGATAGGCGAATATGCGTCCATCACAACCGGCGCGTGCCGGCCGGCGCGGGCAAACACCCAATCAATGAGAGCCTTCGAGCCCTCATCCGAAAATGGGGCATCCTCCACCACCTCAACATGCACGCCATGCGGCGCATGAGCGGCAACAGCGATAGTCACCTTCGTCCGCTCCGGGTTCATGTCCAGGCCGATGGCAGCAAGCGGCCAATCTTCTGGCACCTCATCGAGACGGCGCTCATCCCATGAGCCGGCAGGGATCGCGGCGGAAGTCTTGCCCGCAATAGGCCACATATTCAGCCGCTCCCGGGCGAACGAACGCGCCGAAAACTGCTTCAACTCAGACTCAACCGTCGTCTGATTGATGCGGAAGCCAAGAGCCGGATTAGCGTCCTCCCAATTGCCCTTATCGGCAATGAACTTCACCAACTCATCCGGCGACATCTCGTCAACATCACCGACAGCGGAAAACTCAACCCAAGCAGCGCGCTTATCCGAACCATCAACCGCGCCATTGCGGACCCGAACAAAAGGCTCCCCAAGCTCGCCCATATCCTTCGGAGGCGTGCCCATGTAAATCGTCACAGGGTCACCAGAGGGCGCCGCGGAGATCGTAGGCAGCAGAGCCTCTAGCTCATGCTCCTGAAGCTCCTGCGCCTCATCCAGCACCAAAACATCAACCGTGAAGCCGCGGCCCGAACCCTTAGATCGGGCCACAACCTCAATCAGTCCGCCATTACGAAGCTCAACAGCTTCCTGCCCGTTCGTGTTGCGGACTTCCTTCACCAGAGCGTTGAGTTCAGGGAACTTAGCCGTGGGATCGTTCGCACGCTCACCAAAGAAGAACTTGATCCGCTTGAACGCCTTGCGCGCCGTCTTGATCTCGTGGGCAGTGTGGAGGAACTTCAACCCAAGGGCCACGGTCCCATACAGCTCGACAATCTCAAGCGAACCGTTCTTTCCGTTCTGCCTCGGGACACTCACGCCCCACGTAGAGGAACACCACAAGCCCTTACGGCCACGACGTAGCCACGAACGGCAAACCGCCTCCTGCCAAGGATCAGCAGTCAGCCCATAAGCCGCAGCAAAAGCAACCGCCAAGTCGGCATCCTCAACACTGAAACCCTTCGGAGCCGGCGCAGTATCGAACCGTGGCAACTGGGAACCCCGAAGCGCCACGACAACACCACCCTCTAGCCGGACTTAGCCTGCCGCTCAGCAATCTTCTTCATCAAGCCATCAAGCGGAGTCGCAACGGCGCCAGTGGCAGAATCGGCCTGGCTCAGTTCATCAATCTGCAAAAGGACATCCGTAAACTGCCGCGAGAGAGCCGCAACATCACGCGACTGCTCCGCGGTATCTATCTCCTGCGCCAGGCGGTCACGCAGTGCCACAAGGCCAGCAAGCCGGCCCTTCGGAGCCTCGTCAGACAAGCTCATAACGCCTCCAGACGTGAAAACCGGGTCGCGGGGGGAGAATTGTCGCTATGCCGGAGGAGCGACCGTTGGGCCGGGGGAGGGGGTGGGTGCCCTACCATTTCCGGCTGGTTTTGAGCACTTTCGGCGTTGTGCTTGCCTTTGGTGCGTTTCGGTGCCCTTTTGACTGGTTGCAGCGCCTACAGATGACTTCGAGGTTGTCTACGTGGTCGCGTCCACCTGCTGACCATGGGATGAGGTGGTCTGGTTCGGCGCTGTTGGGCTTTAGCCCTTGCTTGTAGTCAAGTTCTACCTTGCAGTGTCGGCAGTGCGTGACGCCTGTGCGTTTGGCTTTGGCTAGGGCTTGCGCTCTTGCCCGCTTCCATGTGGCAGTCCCTGTGCGTGACGTCGCCACCCTCGCCCCTTAGTCGTCGTCGGTGTCGCAGTCGGACATGACGGTTTCGGCGTAGTGGAGTAGGCCGATTGCGTGGTGGTAGGGCAGGTCGCTATCCCTGTAGTAGTACCCTGTGCGGCCTGCTGTTTGCGTGACTGTTGATGCGACGAATAGCCATTCGGTGAGGTATTCGGGCGGGCCATCATTGACGTCGGCTACGTGCGCGGCGATGGCGTCGTGTATTGCCTGGAACGTTGCGTCACTCATGCCGCTACCTCCATGCCGTCAATGAGTGCTACACCGTTGCGGATGCGGTAGACGTGCGGCCATGATTCGGTGTCGTTGTAGTAGGCGATCCCGAACCCTTGCTGCCAGTTCTCTACGATCCTTGCCGGCGTGCCATCAGCGCCGATAGCGCCGTTGACGCTGGGCACTGCACCGTCTACACGGCAGAGGCAGCCGGGGTTAGCCGAGTATGACTCGATGGCTTCACCTCGGGCGCCCATGACTGAGCGGTAGGTGATTTCTACGCGGTGCGTGTGGCCTGCCCATGTGTTGAGGTGGGGCAGCTCGAAGACGTACTGCGATGTCGTACTGCCGCGGCTGTTGGCTTTGGTGCCGTGGATGTTGCGGGTTGTCGCGTTGTCCCAGTCGGTCGCGGCGGGGTAGGCGTCAACGTATTGGATGTTCAGCTCATCCAGGCGCAACAGGTAGGGCAGGCTCATGACGGGCCATGACTCAGGCAGGTTCGCCCGCTTGAGTCCGAACGCTGCTAGCGCGTTGGCTTCGATGAAGTTCTGCATGCGCTTGTCATGGTTGCCTTCGATGACGACTATCTCGGCATCGGGGCATGCGGCGCGCAACGTGGCGAGGAACTTGTGACCGGTGTCGATTGCTTCCTGCGTCGTGCTTGCGAAGGCGGCTTCTTGCGCGAATCGGCCTTGCGACGCGAGGTCTAGGAAGTCGCCAAGGATCTGGATCTTGTCAGGCTGCATCTTGTGGGCGGTCTTCGTGAAGACGTCCATGGCGGCTTGGTCGTGGAACGGGTCAAGGGATCCGTCAGCGAGTCGTCGGTAGCCGATCTGTGTGTCAGCGCCCTTGAGTGCCAGCTTCATGCCGCGGACGGGCTTTGCTGGCGTGTTGGTGATGGTGACGTTGACCGGCGCTGCGGGCTGAATGACAGGCCATGCGGGGGAGCCGTCAGCCGTTGCGCCAATGGGGCGCACGTTGAGCAACTTGTTCCATGCCCCGCCTGCGGGGTTGGAAGTCCAGCCCCAGGTAAACGTTACGGCGTCCGGGTCCTGCCCAGTTGAGCGGATGAATGCCCGGTAGTCCTCGAAGCCCCACGGCTTATCGCTGAACCTTGTGTAACTGCTAGAGCCGTCCGGGTTGTGCTGCTCGGACTCGCCGCTATTTAGGGCTGGTGCCGCAACGAGCAAATCGGGGACTGTTGTTGCTCGTTCGCAAGCGCAATTACCCGAACGGTGCGAGTTGATGGCCGACTTGCCCATACCGAGGAACCGTGCGGCCTGACGTGATGTCATGGCTTCAGTGTTCGCCGTTGACGCGGCTCCGTACTTGCAGAGTGACATATGGGCTCCCCGTGCTCAGTGGGTGAAAGGTGCATCTGGTTTGGCTTCCGGTTTGCCTGATGCGGTTGTCCGGTGATGCTCCCTCGGTTTGCGGCTTGTCCTCGCGGGGCCGACTTTCCGGGGAAGAGTGCGCAATTGCTTCTTCATCGAAGCTTTAGCGTGAAGTGGCAAGGGTGACAGGACTCGAACCTGCGACATTCGGTTTTGGAGACCGACGCTCTACCAACTGAGCTACACCGATATGTGCCATTTGCCGCACGTCTGCGGCTCTCAGTGGCGCATGGCTGCACCCTCCCTGACCTTGGCTTGCGGCGTTATCGCAAGTCAGAGGGCGGGAAGTAAATCCCTGACGCCGGCGCCCGCGCTGTTGAGCGTCAGGCGGGCTGCGTGCGCGGAACTCCCGTAGGTTCTCGCGGCTTATCCGCTCCGGCGTCAGGAAACTTAGTGGTTTGTCAAACAAGTGAAGATGCGATTTCGCGTTTAGTGTTGTACCAGGCCCCGCCTTGGTGCACCGTGGCGGGGTCCGGCGTTGCTGCGGTCACCAGCCGCGGCTCTTGCTTTCCCGGCTAGCGGGGAAGTGTGGGTGGCGTGTCTCTCGACATGGCCGGTGCTGCGTATCGGTGCAGCCCGAGATACTGACCTCCTAGGAGTCCGTGCGTATCTGGTGTTTTGGCGCCACGATGGGGGAGCGTGGCGCCAAGTGTGAAGGCCCGCGTGGAAGGTTTCGGGCATAAAAAATGACCGGTCGCTTATGCGATACCGGTCTGATCGGGAAACACTTCTTCCCTCAAAATGAAACACTACACGATCTAGTCCATATGCGCTAGTTCATTTCCCCCGCGTGTCGGACCAGACTTTGAGAACTTCGTGCGGGTGGTACGTGGGGACGGGTTCGCGTTCGACTGCAACGAGCTTCCCGCGGCCCGCCCAGTTGCGAATGTCCATGCTCGTGATCGCAATCTTGGCGTTGGTCCTGAGCCAGGGGAGCAGTTCACGGGTTGGCATGGGCGGGGCAATGTCGCGTACCCGTTCCCTGAGTGCGTCATGGTTCACGAGGACTTCTTCCGGGCCGTAGACGAGGGCGCGTGCAGACCGAACCCAGATCCGCGCCATGTATAGCGTGCGTCCTGCGTCGGGGTTGTCCATCGCCTCGCCATGCGCACGCTCAGGCAGCGAACCCAGCCAAGCCTGCAACATCATCGCGTCGAGACTTCCTGGCGGCTTAGAACCAGTAACGCCGCCGCCTCCACCGGATCCCGGCTTGCGAACAACAGATGTTCCCTCCCGTGCGCCGGCAAGCATCGGAATCAGCGCCGGAACATCCCTCAAAAGCCCGTCAAGCTCCACAATGTGATCCGTGCACAAGTACAGGCTCGTCGGCTGGTGGCAACCATCATCCGTGCAGTAACTCACGCTTTCCCCTTCCGTGCCATCTTGTGAACCCAGCGGATAGCCGCTGCGTGGGTTCTGAATCTGTCGGACCTGCCACCAATGCGTGCCAGCCATGGCTTACTGGTCGAGTAGGGCAGCCTGTTGAGTGTCCGAATATCGGCGGTGGCTGTGTAGTTCTGATTGATGATCTTCGCCTTCACGATTCCTCCTGGCTGATTGTGATGATGACCGCGGCTGGCCCCTTGCCGCCTTGACGCAGGTCCGGGCCGATCAGGTGGTTGTTGGTGTCGTCGGGGATGAGGCCGTAGTCCACGAGTCCGTCTACGCAGGCTTTGAGCGTTGGCATGAGGTTGTGAACGTCATACTGACGGGCGGTGGGCTTGGTGATGTGGGCTACGATATGGACGCGGTCGAGGCCCTTGGGGAGCTCGGCTAGGTGTGCGCCGAGTAGCGCGTTACGTCTCCACGCCCGGGTTAGTTCGGCCTTGGGTGCCCAGTGCATTCTTTGGTTCGCGTTGAGCCACTTGATGGACGCGGGGATGGTGATGGTCCACGTCCCCGCCTTCTTCGCCGATGCTCTCGTGCGGGTCATGCGGCTGCTCCTTTAACTGGAAAAGCCGCCTGGTTTGGGCGGCTTCGGTCTGCGTCGTTATGCGTTTGTAGTTCGCTGCGTTTGGCTATTACCGCTGCCTCGGCGTCATCTAGGTTGATGAAGTAGCCGACGTGGAGCACTCTGTTGTGGTGGCTTACCTGCGCTACCCATCGGCTACTTTTGGCCCGCCAACTGACGCCGCGGACGCCACTCGTGTTGGTGCGAAGTGGTCCCGAGTGGTTCTCCATGTTCTGCTTCCGCGTGACCTTGCGTAGGTGCGCTGGGTTGCAACACGCTCTGTTGTGGCAAGTGTGGTCTACCTCAATGGACGTTGATAGTTTCTCGCCGGTATACACCTCCCACATGACGCGGTGGGCAACATAGCGCCGACTGCGCATTTTGAACCGCCCATAGCCGGTGCTGTTCTTGTTGCCCTCCCAGCCCCAGCAATCACCCTCCGTATTCACGCTGGCGTAGAACCTTTCGACCTCAGCCGGTGTCAGCGTGGGGATCTCGTTAGTTATTGGCATGTGAAGCCTCCTGGAGTCGCCTAGCTTGTGCTTGTGGGGTAACGCCCATATCAAGGCATTTCGAGTAGCAACCCCAGAACTGCATTTCCGCGAGCCCTGTTGCGCCGTGCCGATTCTTGGCAACCAGCATTGCTAGGTCGTTGCGGTTGTCGCCCATGATTTCGCGGTGCAGCAGAATCACTACGTCGGCGTCTTGTTCGATGGCGCCGGATTCGCGCATGTCGCTTATCTGGGGCATTTTGTCTTCGCGCTGGGTGGATCCGCGGTTGAGCTGCGAGAGTGCGATGACGGGGATTTGCATGTCCATGGCAAGGATCTTCAACTGCCGGGACATGTCGGCGACGAATTCGTGTCGGGGCCGCTTGTCTCCTGGCTGCTGAGACAGGAGCTGAAGATAGTCAACGACGATGCCGGCGAGTGGCTTGCGGCGGTTGACGCTGCGGGCGAACCTCTTGATGTCGGTGATTGTGGCGCCGGATCGGTCGTCAACGAATAGCGGCACGTCGGACCATGAGGCGCGGCGGTCACGGATCTTTGCCCAGTCGCCCGGGGTCAGGTTCCGTTCGATGAGCCGCCCGACGTCGAGGTTGAGGTCAGATGAGACGGCGCGGATTTGCACGTCATTGTTGCTCATTTCGAGCGACGAGAACGCAACCGAACCGTGCGCCGCCAAACCCTGCGCGAGGTTCAGCGCGACAACACTTTTGCCCACGCTGGGACGGGCCGCGACGACGTACAGCGCCCCGGGCCGCAACCCGCCGATGACCTGGTTGAGCGCGTCCCATGGTGTCGGGCGGTGGTTGATTTCTTCGTCCAACGTCCCGAGCATGGCGTCGATGGTTTCGCCGAATGATTGGACGACTGACCCGGTTGCGCGTGAGGTCTGGTCAACCTCCCGCCGTGACGCCTCTACGAGTTCGTCAACGTCCCCGGCGCCGGTTGCTAGGTCCTGGATTTTGCGGCCCGCAGCGAGCAGCCTGCGCCTTGTGGCGGCGTTGGCTACTATCTCCGCGTAGTAGGCGCCCGCACTGGCTGACGGGACGGTGAGCGCCAACTGGTGCGTGTATGACGGCCCGCCAGCGTGTGCGATCTCCCCGGCCTTGGATAGCGTGTCGTTGATCGTGATCGCGTCCACCGGCTTACCCGCGCCGTGAACCTCCAGGATCGTCCGGTAGATCGTTTCGTGCGCGGGCTGGTAGAAGTCGCCGCCGGTCAGGATGTCCGCGATGTCCGC